GAAACAATCCTGTATCGTACAGAATATTTGTTTGTTTTACCATTAAAGGCAGGAAGGTCTGCTTTTGGAACTGTAGCCTTTTTTATTGCTTGGTCAGCCATTAGATAACATCCAGCCCAAATCTAAACTCAATGTGGTTTGTAGTGTTTGGAAGTTTTGAAATTGGTTTTGATCCTGTATTTTTTATAATTGAATAGCCAGTTAAGCCATATAGCGGATTTAAAGATGTAGTATTCTCTAGTCTTAATGCATCAAGACAGACATAGTAGTCGTCAGAGACTGCTCCATCTTTTATTACTGATACATAAAATTTTACTACATCGACAACGTTCCAGGTAAACCCAGCACTCTTAGTCAACTCTTCAAACTTTTTAACAGATACAAAATATCTTCCTGTAGCAAAGTCTACATCTAAATCAGAATCTTTTATAACTGTTTCAAATCTTGCATACTGGCTAGTATTATGAACATCTCCTTGAGCAAACTCTAACATTATTCTTACTTCATCTGGCTGGAGATCAGACTGGCCATCTTTATTTATTAAAGAAAATGCCAAACGTATATCATCTTGTGGTGATGCGTTGTCAAAATCTAGTGACGCTCCAGTTAAATGTATATGGTCACCTGAAGCAATCTGTAGTTTTCCGTTAGATAGTACATTGATGGTTGACATGTCTCCACGTATAGCCAACATGTTATTTAAAAATCTACATCTTTCTCCCCTTGTCTCACGCTTTGAAGTAGTAAAGATTGGGTTGTCTGCATTTGTTTGAAAAGCAATTTCTGTTTTATTTATAACGTTATTTCCTGAGTTTATATCTTTGTAATCAGAGGGGATGGATGCTGGTTGACCTGCTCCATGGTACTGCCAGTTTTCTTCAGAACTAAAAGAAAAGATTGTTTTGCTATCATTTGATCCTGCAGAAGGGTTTGAACCTGCTGAGTAAACCCCTACTTCGGTTATTTCATATCTTTCTAAAGTTGGTAATTCTGCTGTAAAAACAATTTTATTAATATTGTTTTCATTTACATACCCTCTTGAGGTTATTGGTACACGAAACATTTCAAAATCTAATCTTTCTTTATTGTCAAAACTGTAGGACATGCTCCCGTTAGGACTTAAATTTTCTTCTGCAATAGCAACCCCTGTATAGGCGAATGAAACAGTATTGGTTGTAATTTCTGTTACGCTATGAGATCCATTTAGTCTTATGTCTACCCCAGATACATAGACTCTTGAGCCAACTATAAATTTATGAGATGGTACAGTTAATGTTGCCTTTGTTGTAGATGCTAACTTTTTTGTTACCGAAAACTCTAATTTTGAAACTGGTTTTGCTCCACAACCAATGGCAATATAAGAAGCATAGGCGGGTGCTTGACCCACAAGATACTTTGCTAAAATTGCTTGACCTGTATTAGTTATCATTTTTAAACCTCACTAAGAACAATTGTATCATCAAAAGTCTCCTCCTGGCTAAGTATTTCTATCTCAACCCGTTCATCGGTTTCAAGGTTTATTATATTTACAATAAGGTTTCCTGTTGATGCCTCAATATATACGGTTTCTTCATTAGGTCCCGTTCCCTTTTCTGGCAATTTTTTTTCAATACTTATTGAAAAATTTTTAAAATATGTGTCTGCTGCACCCTGAAGTCTAATAATATTATTAGAGTTATAATCAGTCAGCACATTTTTTAGATTTTTAATAATACTATAGGCTATGTCTTGGCCATTTATGGCATCAGATCTTGATATATTTATTAGTTCGTGACCACCAATGTCTTCAAAAAGAACCTCTAACATTATGTCCTGTGCTGATGCAGGGTCTAAAGGAGGGTTAGTTAATGCTAAAAGTGCTGGGCTTGCAATTTTTATTGCATCTTTTGCTTTAGTTTTATCTGTTGCGGTGGCTTGATTTGCTTCTGAATTAACTGCCATTATAGTACCTCACTTAAAAAAACAGACATCTCTGGTCCATCAATACTTTTAGAATACTCTATATTGTATACAATGAACCTAGAATCTTTAAGAGCAACCTTGTTAAGGTTGTTTTCAACATAATCAATAGAAACTATATCCCCTAATTGAATCATAGGGTTTGCAAATATCTTTAGGCCCAAAGATTTTCTTGGTTTTGTAATTTTTTGTACTAGCCAAGACATTAAATTCTCAGCATCGTATTGCGATTGTATATATGGAACATCTAATGAAAAATCTTTTTTACCATAAAGCATTCTACTTGTTTTTATATCTTGGTAATTTCTTGTTGTCTTATTTACAGATGTTATTAAGCCATCATTTTCAAACTGAGGATCTGAAAGATTACTATTCTTTGAAAAATAATCATCAACGCTGAATGTGGTTTGAGTTTGTTCAGTAAATGTTACACCATTAATTCTTAAATAGTTTCCGCTAGTTGCATCAAGATTAAGTATTCTATCCGTAGCATTAAATATTAGGAATTCTGCACCGTAGGACCCTCCTCTAAATCCAGAAACAACATATCCTTTTATATCATTAAATGTTGGACTAATCTGAGCATATAATGCTGGGTAAGAAGTCTCATATTTAAAATTAAAGGAGGCAGCCTCGCGCATGATTGTTCCAAATTCATCAAAGTATAGGCTAAACTTTTTGGGATCTGACGAACTAATTCCTGATAAGTATGATGACTGAACTGCTCCACTCATTGCATATTTCCTTAATGAGTCATTTGCGCTTATTGTAGAATCGCCAAAAGCACTTGATATTGGCGTGTTTAACTGAAATGAAGTATTTTCTGAATAGTTATTTGCTAAAGCATAAATATTTTCAAACATAACCCTGGAAGACCCTCTTACAAAAAGTGCCATGTTATTGTATACTGGAAGTGGTTTTTCATCAAAAACTGTAGCAACTATATTATTATTTATATATAAAAAGAATTTTCTTCTTGCCCCGACATCTTGATACTCTACAGATAGATCATATACAGTTGGATCTTTTTCTGCTGCCATTCTGTACTGCCCTGTAAACTTTCCGTCATCTACAAATATATTTGCGAGTCCCTGGAACAATACAATTGGTACTGCACTTTCGTTGGTGCCTTGCTCTATTTTGTAAAAAATAACGTTGTTAATATTTTCTCTTTCTTTAGAATTTAAACTTGTTGCTCCTAAAGCAATTATCTCAAAATAGTATCCATTATTTGTTGCTGGGTTGACCATAACTCCAAGACCACCAGAACCACCAGATACTTTTATATCTTTATCTGCAGTTGTTCCTGGAACAATAAAAAGATCTGTTGCCCCAATAGCGGTTTGTCCACGATTAGGATCATTTTCAATTTTGCCTACAATTCTAATTCTTGTTCCAAAATGTTTAAAATTATTTAATAGTGGTTTATATACATATGAAATAAAATCTGCTGATGGATCTGTTGATTTAAAGCCTGGACCATTCATAACTAATGCCGAAGATTGGACTGTTCCAGGGCTAGTAGATGACATCGACTGAAGGCTAGACTCTAAAACATATTTTGACGATAGCGTGTTTTTAATAACTCCATTTCGTGATGCTTTTTGAGCAAAGGTATTTGACAATGTTTCATCAAGCATCTTAATTCCAGCGGGTCCAACGGCTGTTGTTGGCAATGTCTGATCTTTTTTAAACAAATACTTAGATTGCATATTGCATCCACGAACGTTATCATTACTTGACCAATAAGAATCTAACCCTGATGAGTGGCTAACAACTGTTGTTCCAAACTGACCTCTACCATGTTTTGCTACCGCTCCATTTTTTAATCTACTAAGAGTTCCCACATCTTCATAGTTTGGCTCAGAGTATATTCTTACTAGGCCAGTCGGGTAGATCTTTCCATTAAATGGTAGCGATGAAAAATACTTGTCATATTCTTGAACGCTATTTATCCAAACATCGGTATCCCCTGCTACGTTATACTGAACAGCATCATACCTTATAATTTCTCCATTAGAGTAAAAGTATCCATTGTATCTTGTTACCCAGTAAACTGCCTCTCCAAAATCTATTGTATTATTAACCACTCTACCACCAACAACGCTTGGCAAAGTAGCAGTCAAATCTGAATTTAAAGGAATGGCAGAAAGTGCATAACTTGACATATTGTTTACTTCTGAGTTAATTGATTTTGTATTTTCTGTTCCTGATACTTCCCAAATAGGAACTGGTTTGTATACCCAAAACTTTTCATTGTCAAGTAGGCTTGCCTCTCTGTAAGTTCCAACGCTTCTTTGTATGCCTCTTGTTGTATAAGATATCTTTCCATCATTGTATACCTTGTTGTCTTGCTCACTAATCTCTATGATGTTTGATAGTTTATCTTTTGTGTTTTTATTTTTAACTACCCCGACATATTCAGAATCTGAAGAACCATAAAACGTTAGATCTGTGGGTCTTTGAGTTTCTGTTGGCATGATATATTCTTTGCTCATCATTACAAAATTATTGTCTTCATCAAAGAACATTGCCGTTTGTGTTGACAAGGCTAAGTCTTCTAGTATTTCAGCAACACTCTTTTCTGGAGGAACAAAAAAATATGGAATAACCATTTCTGATTCCCCATCGACTCTCTTAAAAACATAATTAGAAAAACCAATTGAGTCTAACAAAATAGAAACAGCAACGCTTAAGGATGTATTGCTTAGCAAAAGTTCTGGTGCTGTTTGAGATTCAAAATAAGAATATAAATCTCTTAAGGATAAAGAAACAACTTTAGACTGATTATCTATTTTAGGAGACCCATCAGAGTAGAGGGTTTTAATGGGCACATAATGCTTTATCCCTAAAGCGTCTGAAAGTATTTCATATATATTTACCTTAACATTGTTTAAAGTATATTCAGAAATTATGCTGTTTGTGTTTAATGAATTAAAGGAGT